TTAGAGTGTTTCCGGGCTGAATGGATTGATATAGTCGGGAGAAAAAACGACAAAATTACCATATTTGTCTAATGAGCGGATTCCTTCGCATAGCCCGATTTCAACAGGCCCATCTAACAGTTTAAAAGTCTCAAGCATAGGATTCTCCTTTCATAATTAGTGCAACGGGGTGTACTGCTGAAATGGTTAGTGCTCTTGCAAGTCTGATTCAAGCAAGAACACTGATTGAAAGTCGGACAAAACAGGAGATTACGATTGACTCAAAGAAGCTTAGTGAAACTATTCGAAAAGCTATAAGTGAGGTAGAACAATGACGACAGAGAAGAGACTTACAATTCAATTCATACTAATTCAACTGATTTGGACGCTGCGTAAGTTAGATCAGAAGCAATATAAGAGCGCAATTAGACAGTTGCAACAATCAAGGCTGCCAGGATTCCTTGTTGACAACATAATCAGAACAACAGACAAGTCAAGTGAATAACATAACATAACGAGAAATGAGGTGGTTTGAATGGCTATTATCAGAGAGCAATATATCGGGAATGCAAAGGTATTAACAGATGATGATTGTTATGCACATTTGACACCGGAACAGTTGAAGCAGAGAGAGAAAACCGTAGCCGAGAGTGTGATTAAGATCTGTACAGAGGCAATGGCAAGGAAGCTAAGAAAAGATGGAGACGAAAGTGCATAGTTTACGCAAGAAGGAGCTTGTGCGACCTCGCACAGAAAGGACAAAAAGATGAGTAGGAAAGAGGAAAAGTTGACAGCTATACAGAACGTAGGCGCAACCACATTTGCAATCGGAGCGATTGGTTGTTGCATGGCAGGGAATCCACTGACGTTGATGGTGTGTGCCGGAGCAATGGCAGTCGGTGCAGTGATCGTATTCATTGGTGGAGTAATGTTGGACAAGTTGTACGAAAAGGAAGGAGAGAGAGAAGATGGCAGGACAAGGAAGAAAGCCAGCTAAGCCGGTCAAATATGATCTGTATGAATATGACCTTGCCGGCAATGTAACATATGTCGGAGCGTTCACTAAAGTAGAACTGGCAGATTGTTTCTGCATTCCCGGCAAAGGGAACAACCTGGTCGAGGATGTCAGATTGAACAGAGCCAAGTACATGAATGGTACATACCGGGTACGGCCGTTAGGAACGGAAGCAAAGAGACAGGAAGAGATTAAGAAGAGACATAAGCCGGCATTTAAGGGACCACCAGTGAAGTGTAGTTCGGGATGCAGATTTGGATTATAAGGAGGACGAGATGAAATACACAGGAACGATGACAGGTCGTACAAGACCGTATATCAACAAGCAAGACATGGAGGACATTCGGAAATCGTACTACAACGGTACACCGATCTGGAAGCTTGCCGAGTTGTATGGGGCGACGGAATTCGCCATCAATAAGATTATTAATAGTCGGTAAAAGAAAGACGCCGACCGAAGCCGACGCCAATCTGTGATTCAATATTAACTAACAAATACATTGTATCACAGATAAGGCAGAAAGGCAAGGATTTTCAAGGAATTTCCTTGTCTTTCATCACTCGATTAAGCTATTAAAGTTATGGCAAAAAGGAGTTACATATGCCTTATCTAGAGAAGAGACATCATTTAGAACACAATGGGAGAAAGTGGATAGAAGTAGAACAGTACTTCAGTGGGATGTATGGGAATCATGATACCCGGTTACCGAGGTGGAAGATGACCAGTGAACAGGTGGAGATCATTAACCGGAGAAGAGCAGCGAAGGGATTACGAAGATTGATCCTGCTGAACTTCTCACCGGGAGATCTTTATCTGACATTTACATACAGAAAAGGTGTAAGAGTCACACCGGAAGAAGCAGTGAAGATATTGAACCGGTTTATGGATCGGTTGAAGTATCAGTACAACAAACGGGGACAGCCCTTCAAGTGGATCAAGACCACAGGGCTGACCTCTACCGGAAAAGCCCATCACCATGTGATCATGAACCGGGTGGAGGGAGTACCGTATGACAAGGTGATCGCTAAGTACTTTCCGTATGGGAGAGTATGCACCGAGTATCTATACGAGGATGGAGAGTACAAGCAGTTAGCAGATTATTTCATCAAGCATAAGAAAGAGACAGCGGAACGGAAGAAACCGGATGAGAAGGTTGGAGCATTAGGGTATAGCTGCAGTAAGAATCTGAAACGGTCCAATCCGAAACCGCTTGTGATCAGGGAAGCGAAGATTAAGAGACAACCAAGAGTACCGAGAGGATATGATCTGGAAGATATAGAAGAAGGAAGCACGAAGGATGGGTATCTGTATCGGTACTATACGCTACGGAGGCGGGAATAAATGAGAGCATATAAAGCATTTAACAAGAATCTGACCTGTACTAAGGGAAGAGGAACATTTCAATACAAGCAGGATACAGTGTTTGAAGAGGATCGAGCCAAATGTGCCAATGCCGGGTTTCATTGTACAAGCAATCCGCTTGATACATTGATATATTATCCAAACATGGATCAATCAGTCTACTGGATTGTAGATGCGGAAGGAGATATTAACGAGGATGGAGTAGACAGCCGGATTTCCTGTACGAAGATGGAACTGGTGAAGGAACTGACGATTGAGGAATTTGTCTATGAATCCTTGTTATACATGGCAAAGTATCCCAAAAGGGAATATAGCGTTGGAGAAAAGACGCTGGGAAATGAGTGGATTGCGATAGCAAGAGGGAAAAATCCAACGGCAGCGGGACCAGACGGGTGTGTTCTGGGGTTAGCCAAAGAAAAAGAGGATGGAACGATCGGAGCAGTGGCAATCTATGTGGCAGGGCAGGATATAGAAGCAAATACATATTGTGATATTGATGGAAAGAAGGTGTCTGTGGATGAAGAAGAAGGAGTTATTGGCAATGAAGCCAATTACACCGACGAAAGCAATGATACAAAGGGCGAACCAGCAGCAGCCCTCATTTAAGAGAAAATTATATGAAAAAGGAACATACAAGACATATAAGATTGGATGTTTTGGAAAAGCAGATTGTGAGAACGGAATTGTAAGAATCGCAATCTTCAAGACGGAAGATCTGCGAAAGGGATGGAGACAACCGGAGTATACGATCTATTTAGATCCATATGAAAGAGATTTCGTGACATATAAGCATGAGGAAGAAAAATGGTCAGATTGTATACTGTATAATTTGCCGGGCTGGTACTCATGGAATGAATTTGAATGGTTAGACTCCTTGTTTGTAATGCCGGCAGGAAGAAAGGTGTTATCCGTTCATTTATGCGGCGGGCAGTATATTGATGCGAAGGCTGCGACCAAGGCAATCATTAACTTCCAGGAAGGCATCCGGCTGGATAACCGGAAAGAGAGATATAAAAGAGAGACAGATCCGTGGGATGAAGCCATGAAGAGTATACCGGAACTGCCAAAGGACTTTAAGGAATGGGCTGGCAGATGGGGAAATGATGAACACCTGCTTATGTACAAGTATGATCCGAAGGGAGCCAAGACCGGATACTGTACAGCGTGCCAGAAGGAAGTACCAATTAAGAATCCGAAGTACGGTGATAAGAAGAAATGCCCGAAGTGTAGAAGAATGGTGGAGTATAAGAGTACCGGAAAGGTTAAATCTTATAGGACAGACGAAAAGTATGTGTATATTCTTCAGAAATGTAAAGAAGGTATCTGGGTAAGAGAGTTTAAAGTATGGAATATATATCATCGGGATCAAGAGTATAAGCCGGATACTCATGTATGGGAAATCCGACGGGCATTATGGAAAAATGGAGCATGGTTGAAGGCATTTGCCTATGGAAAATATAAAAACGGGGAATACCGGTTTATAGAGGGTGAACCGTCAGAATCATATAAATATTATTTGTATGCAGAGGAAGGATATATATATCCAAGGAATATCTCCAGAATCGGATTGGAACGGAGTAGTCTTCCTGTATTAGCAAAAAAGCGGATCAAAGTAGATGCAGAACTGTATCTGAACAAAGAGAAGAGTATGCCGGTGTTAGAGCAGATGGTGAAAGCGGGTCTGATAAAGCTTGCAGCGGATTTTTTGGAAATAGGAAATGAATCTGTTAACCTTGATACCAAACAGACCAAGCTTACCAAAGTTCTACAGATTGATAATGCACGGCTTAAGAGACTTGTACAGATGGATGGTGGACGTGTTGGTCTTATGTGGTTGCAAGAGGAGAAAAAGCATAATACGATCTATCCGGACAAGACGATCAAAGAATTTGAAGATATGGGGATAAGACCAGGCTATATAGAAGACATGCTGCATTATATGTCAGTTCAGAAGACACTTAACTATTTGAGAAAACAGAAGGTGTTAATGTCTCATGTCAATACAAAACAGGTGATCAGTACATGGATTGACTATATGAATATGGTTAAGCGTCTGCGGATGGATGACACGAATTCGCTGGTTTATAAGCCGAAAGACCTAAAGAAAGCGCATGATCATCTGGTTAAGGCGGTTCGTGAAAAAGCGTTAGAGCTGGATGCACTGGATGTATTGGAACAGTTCCCGAATGTAGAGAAACGGCAGAAAGAAGTGGAAGAGAAGTTCACCTTCCAGGATAAGAAGTATGCGATTGTGGTGCCGACTAAGGTTGAGGATGTATTAAGAGAGAGCAAATGCCTGAACCTCTGTCTGGATACAACGAATATATACTGGGATCGGATTGAACATCAGGAAACGTATCTTGTATGGCTGCGGAGAGTCAGTGATATAGACAAGCCTTGGTATGTGATCGAAGTACAGCCGGGAGGCAGTGTAAGACAGAAGCGGACATTAGGGGACAACCAGAATGATGACTACCAGAAGGCTGTCAAATTTATAGAGAAATGGCAGAAGAAGATAAAAGCCCGTATGACAGAAGAAGATATACGCTTAGAACAGGTCAGCACGGAGAAGCGTCTGGCAGAACTTGACAAGCTAAGGAAAGATGGAAACAGGATTCACCGCGGTAAGCTGCAGGGCAAATTATTGGCGGATGTGTTAGAGAATGATTACATGGATATAGGAGGATTTGAGAATGTGGGATAAATTTGGAGAATTTGATTCGGCAGATGAGATCAATGGTAAGGCTAAGGAATTAAGAGACAGTGACCATCCAGAAGAGGTGATGAAGCTGGCGAAAGAAAACGGCATAATGGCAGAAATGGCAGAGATATTCATTACAGCGGGAACGGACATATTGTGTGACTGTACGGAGGCGGCATTTGGCAAGTTATCCGTGGAACTTGAAAATTATGATAAAAGGTATATAGCAAATGCAAAAGAGGTAGTGCAGGCATTAGAGTCATTGATGGCACAGAAGAAAGTCAGATATGAGATGCATATGTACGGAATTGACATTTCAATCGATATTACCGGAGAGCAGTTAGCGGAGCAGATCAGAAAGAATGGAAAGAATCTGAATACGATCCTGAAGGATGTATTTACGAAGGCACAGAAGATTCATTCAGAAGGAAATCCTGCATCCGCACTGGTAATCCCTATGGTGATCGAACAATACATGAAGGAGGGCAAGTAAGATGGAACAATTGGTATTAAAAGGACTGGAATACTGGGAACACCGGATTGAAGAGGCATACGAATCGGCATTTAAGGCATGGATGGTACAGTGCCATGCGATCAAGCAGATTCGGGATGAAGAGGCATATAAGGCAGCGGGATACAACAGCATTGAGGAATATGCAGAAAGGCGGTGGAATTATACCAGAACGACTACAAATCGAATGATTGATGTCTGTGAACAGTTCTCAAAGGGTGGCAACAGCCCGGAACTGGACGACAGCATACGGACAGAGAAGAGATCTATGTTGTTGACGCTTCTGTCTCCGAATCTTGACAAGGAAGATTATAAGCTGATCTGCGAAGATACAAAGGTTAAAGATATGGAACAGCTTGCCAAGCTGCAGGGTGAGTATTCAGAGGGCGACCAGGTAGAAGGGCAGATGAGCCTTATTCAGGAATCAGACCAGAGAGATATCTTAGATGCGGTAAGGAAGATATTCCGGCCAAGAGAAGAAAAGGAACGGCTTGACAACCTCTTTCGACTAGATCCGGATAGTGACGAGATGAAATACTGGGCGAATGACTTTAACTATACCGGTAACAGAATGATCTATAACAGTGACATGTTTCCGTTCATATTCTTCTTTTATTCAGACAAAGAGGGAATTAAGATCAAGAATCTTAAAACAAGAGAGATTGAAGAGAGAACATACAAGGATTTCTATTTTTTGGTAAGGAGAGCATTCGGCAGAGAGGCAGTGAACGGATCGGATATATGGCAGCAGGCATTTGGTGCGGCATATGAAGAGGAACAGAGGCAAAAACAGGAAGAGGAAAGGATAAGAAAGCAGCTTGAAGAACAAAAGAAAAAAGTAGTCAATCAGAAAAAGGCAGAAAGCCGCAAAAGTAACTCTACGGAGAGAGTTCCACAACCGAAAGATATCGGTACAAGCGAAGAAAAGCCAAATTCCGAGAAAGCACCGGAAATCATTTCCGAGGAGCCGGAGCATGAGGTCGTATCCGGTGAGGTAGAAGATGAACATATCGTGCATCTGATCATACCGGAATATCAGGCAATAGCAGAGAATAGCAAAAAATTCCTGATTTGCAAGAATAATGTGCAGGTTGGAGATGTGATTGTCATCCGGGTGAAGTTCAATAGGGCATTTTCAGATATCAAAGCAAAGATTACATATAGAGAGAAGAATACCGGATTAATGCCGGAATATACAGCATACGGAATTGAGGTAGTAGATGAAGAAGAGTAAAAGAACAAAAGCTACTTCGTTTTCCAAGGATACAGCAACAGCTATTATGCAGCGGGACAGGTATCAGTGCCTGTTCTGCCGCTTAGGTAAATATGGAAAGTCAGAATGTGACTGGATACAGGACATCATGCATTATGTGAATCGTTCTGCCGGTGGATTGGGAATCGAGCAGAACGGAGTAGTTGGGTGTCGGTATCACCATAGTCTGTTAGACAATGGCAACAAGGGATATCGGAAAGAAATGTTGGCAGACATGAAAGCATACCTGCAAGAGCAGTATCCGGACTGGAACGAAGAGGAGTTGTACTACAAGAAGTATTAAGGAGTTGGTGAGTAACAATGAATAAAAGAAAAGCAATATCTAAAAGCACAAGAACAACCGTATATCTCATGTATAACGGACATTGTGCTTATTGCGGCAGACAGATTGATTTAAAAGATATGCAAGTAGATCACGCAAAGCCGCTTAGAATTGGTGGGGCAGATGATATATCAAACTATATGCCTGCTTGTCGGTCTTGCAATCACTATAAATCCACTCTCGATATAGAGGGGTTTAGAAAATATCTTTCGGATATACATAAAAGGCTTATGCGTGATAGTATACCGTATCAAGTGGCAGAGCGGTTTGGAATAGTTAAGCATGTATCAGATGATGTGAAATTTTATTTTGAAGAAATTAGAGGTGAAAACAATGGTGAAAGTGATATGCGACAAGTGTGGAACAGAGATTACAAAGGATCCAATCCGCTTGAATATGACCTATGTGGATGTAATGACAGGAGATATTGAGGACCCAATAACAAGTAAGGAGCAGCGGGAACGGGATTACTGTGAGCTGTGTGCCAGATCCATTCTGAATTATGCAGAAAAGAAAGTGGTTTTGATAGTAGAGCATCCAACGATCAAGCCGAAGAAAACAGAAGTAAAGGAACCGGAGGAAGATCAGAGTAAGCCGAAGAAAAAGCTGGACATCGGAAAGATCATGGCACTTAAGAAAGCAGGCTGGAATGCAGCAGATATCGCGGATGAGTTAGGAACGACAGCACAGTCTATATATAGTGCTGTGTATACCTACAAGAAGAAGGTAGAGGCAGTAGAGAAGCTGGGAAAGGAACGGGAATAAGAAAATGGAATTAAGTGAATTTGCAAAGATGTTAGATGGGAAAGAATATGGATATCCACTGTTTACAGAGAGCGAGATAAAGGTAGCAAAAGATAATGGTTTTGTTATTGTGTCTGGAGCATCAGATGATCTGGTAGAACTGGAAGGCGCTATTACAGATGAGGGAAATTGTTTTGATGGAGGAATGCTTCATGTAAAGGCAATTGCTGATGGAGGTATTGTACGTAATTGTGAAAGATCTAATGTATTCAGCTTTGGGGCTAAGTGGTGCGAGGATAAAGATGAAAGTGGAAATGTTATACCATGGACGTATGATGTTCCCATAGAGCATGCAACTTTCATGATTTACGAAGATGGAAAACCTTATTGTAGAGGATTTGTGTTTAAGGTGGTTGATGCAGAAAGTTAGGTGAGTGAATGTCAGAGGAGTATCCAAGAGTACCAACAGAGGAAGAGAAAGCGATATTAAAGGAACAACACATGAATGAAGAAGGATGGCTGGTCATATTTCGGAATAAGCGTGAAATGGATGTAATCAGCAGGAGAAGCCATATGAGAAAGGTAATATACATGAATAAGACGGTATCAGAGTTGGAAGATACGGAAGCAAGGAGGTAGATAGAATGGTATTTAACAAGAGTATATTCAAGAAGATGATCAAAAACGCATATAAGACATGTGGCTTACTGGTAGCAAATAAGGATGATCGGATCATATTAGCCGGAGGTTGGTGGATGATGTCGGTGGAAGAGAAGTGGTTTCCTAAATGGGGAATGGCTGCCGTAATTGAACTGACAGGAGAGATCCCGGCAGCGGGAGAAAGCTTCCGGTCAACATCTGCAGCAAATCAGATGGAGTTGCCAAATGAATTCGTATTAGGATTAGACGAAAATTATGATGACCGGGCAAAGTCAGATCCGTATCATGATACGCGTATATTAAATGACAGTGGGGTGAATCTTGCACGATATCTTAGAAGTGGAAAGAATATCGTAGCAGTGAATGAAATGATCATGGAGTTGTATGATCCGGGAGTTGGAGAAGAAGGAGAACCGACAGATGCCGAGTTGCCGCGTGTAGATAACAAGTGGGTGTACTGGCATACACCGGTATGTTCGTGGGCTTGTGGCGTCATTGATTATACGAAACCGGACAACATCACATTTCATGAGAAGTTGGGAGAACTCTTACAAGCAGTTAGATAACAGTAGCACCCGTTATACACCACAAACATAACGGATCACATAGAAATCCGATACCTTGCAGATGGTCCGTAAGGTATCGGGGAAAGGAGCAGCATGCAGGACGTTAATATATAACATCTACACGGAGTATAAGGGATCATTCGCTAGTGGCAGCGGGAAATGGCATGTGCTGTTAGAATGTGAAGCTGCTATATCAGGAAAGATTGAGACAGTTACTATGAAAGAGATAGGAGCCGAGGAAGATATTACGAAGAACCGGCTGGAAGTGTTGGCACTGCTGAAAGCTTTGCAGCATTTAACAAAGCCTTGCAATTTGGTTATCTACGCTAATTCGGCATATATCACCAGTGCATACGATCATGGATGGCTGAATAACTGGATTGATCACAATTTCCTTATCAAGGGAAAAGAAATTAAGCATGCTGATCTATGGCGGCAGGTAGCAGATATAAGTATGAGGAACATTATGCAAGTGAAGCAGACAGATAAGACGCCGTATACTGCGGCACAGAGAAGCGAATTGGAGCATTGGAAGGAGTGATATAAGATGAGTGAGAATGATGTTATTGCGGAGTATGTAAAGGAGCGATATCCGTGGATATTAAATACAATAGATTTTGCTGTATATAAATTGAAAATGCAATGCAAAACAATGGTTGATGAACTTAAAGAATCTTTTAGAAACGATGGTGATAGACTGAAAGATATTGCGAAAAAGTTAGGCGGTGGCGATAATGAGTAGAGTATACATATCCGGGGCGATTACCGGAACAAGTGATTTCATGGAGAGATTTGAAAAAGCAGAGGATAGATTAAAAAGAACAGGATATGATGTGGTGAATTCGGCTAAGCTGAATGGCATCATGCCGAAGGATGCAACACATGAGGAGTATATGAGAATGAGTTTCGAGCTACTAGACATGTGCGATGCTATCTACATGTTGGAAGGATGGGAAGAGAGCAAGGGAGCAAACAGAGAATATGGCTATGCGGTAGCAGCGGGAATAAAAGTGTTAAGGAGGTAGATGGAAATGAAAAATACAAAGAAGTTGCATAAAGCAGCAAAAACAATACAGAAATTTTGTAATAAAAGAACAGAATGTTTTGATTGTCCGATGTTAATAGATAATAGATGTCGATTGGATTATCCAAATAGATGGAATATCAAAACTATGTTCCAGGAGGGGAAAAGGTGACACAAGAAGAGCAGGACAAGATCATTGCCCTATTTGAGAAGTATAGCTTCAAGGGAGAGACAAGGACTTTACATAACACTGCATCAGGCAGCGGGACGGAGGAGACAACATTGATTACAAAGGCAGATGCGATACGAGTTGTGCAGGATATAGCGGTGTGCGATATCGCACATGAAACAAAGAAGTAAAGGGGTGTGGAATGCGTGGCAAAAGTGGAAAAGAGTGTATTAGAACAATATATTGACTTAAAACTTGAAATTGAGGAATTGGAAGACAAGATTGCAAAATTGCAGGAACGATTAGAGAGGATTAACCAGGAGGGTGACGTGAAAGATGCAGTGAAAGGTGGAGATGGCGGGCTTCAGACATTTCATATAGACGGATTTCCGGTAGCGGAAGAGGATGAGGTTAAGTATCTTCTTAGAAAGCGCATAAGGATATTAAAGGAACGGCAAGACGAGGCAAGGGAATTGGTAGTATCAGTAGAAAAGTATCTAAATACATTAAATGATTCCAGAATGCGTAGAATGATTACATACAGATATATAGATGGTTATCCGTGGTGGAAAGTAGCACAATACATGGGAAAAATGTATACGGAAGATTCATGTAAAAAGCAAATGGAACGATTTTTAAAGAAATTATAAAAAATGTCACGAATGTCACGGTAATGTGTGCTATAGTGTACATAAGGAAACAGGGTATCTGAGACAGAAGTAACCTGTTTTTCCCTCCCCCCCTTGTGAAACGTCTACAATCAGTAGACGTTTTTCGCTTGAAAGAGTATAATGCAAGTATCATTACATATGGGAGGGATAACAATGAACGTAGAGAAAATACTTGATGACTATGTTGCACCAGCACTTCCGGCAGCGCTTGATACGGTAGCTGCAATTGGATTAGAGGGAGTTGCAGGAGCCGTTGTACCGGGGGTTGGTAATATGCTGTTAGCGTATCAACAAAAACAACAGGAGAAGAGATTTCAACAGGCAATTGATGAGATCCATGCCAGACAAGATGAGATTGATAATATCATTAAAGACTATAAGGATGAATTAGAGCCGGTGATCGCTAAACTCACAGAGATATATATTGAGTATAATTTGGCTAATTCACAGGAGAAAAAAGTTCCATATCTGTGCAATGGATATGTGAATTCAATTAAGGTTGAAACGCCGCAGGAAGATGTAATATTGGGGTTCTATGATACGATGGCACAGGTTAATGAGCTGGATATTCGTATTATGAGACTCTATGTGCAGTCGATTGTGGATTCAGTAGGAGATAATTATATACAGATTATGGATGATTATGGTATTGAATATTCTCAATATCATATGATCCAGATGAAGTTAGAGAGATTGGGACTTATAGAAAGCAAGAATGATATTAAGCAGGAAGAAAACCTGGAATATATTATTGATTATCTGCTTGCTGTGAATAAGAATAATGCTAATAATGCAAAAAGAGCACTTGGAAAGATCAGAAAACCGTCTAAGAGTAAATCGTATAAGATTACAACATATGGAAGGAATTTCATGAAGTTTTTCTGTAATTTGTAGAAGTTTGTCACGAATGTCACGGTAAAATATGATATAGTTAGGATGAAAAAGGTGTGGACAGAAGTCTATGCCTTTTTTGTTGCTTATTTTTCACGGCATTGTATGAAACTTAGGACAATGCCGTACCTCTCTTGAAAGGAGTGAGCCGATGGCGAAGGGTAAATATGAATATTGGCTTACACCGGAAGGCCAAGCAAAGTTAGAAGGATGGGCTAGAGATGGATTGACAGATGATCAGATAGCTGGAAACATGGGAATATCGAGGTCTACGCTGAATGAGTGGAAGAAAAAGTATCCGGACATTTCGGACACCCTAAAAAAGGGGAAGGATGTAGCAGACCGAATGGTGGAAAATGCATTGTTCGAAAGTGCACTCGGCAGGACATACACGTTAAAGAAACCAATCAAGGTAAAAGAAGTGAAATACCAGGATGGAAAGCGTGTGAGTGAGATAGAGCATGTAGAATATGTTGACGAAGAAGTAGTAATTCCACCGAATACGACAGCACAGATATTCTGGCTGAAGAACCGCAAACCGGAAACATGGAGAGAAAAGCAGGAGGTTCAGGTAGAGGATAATACAGAGAAGAAGGAAAAGATTGATAATATAGCAAGCATACTAGAGCAGATGAAGCCGATAGAAGAAGGTGATTAGTATGCTTAAACTGTCGCCTAAGTTTAGGGACTTTCTGTTGACAGAGACAGAAAGGGATTATCTGGAAGGAACAACGGCAGCGGGAAAGACTACAGTCGGGATATTCAAGTTCATGTTGATGGTAGCCAAGAGTTCCATTAAGTATCATGTAATAGCGGGAATTGACCTGGGAACAGTCGAAAAGAACGTGATCAACAGTGATCTGGGACTGATCGATCAGATGGCAGGATTAGCGGAATATTACCCGAAGGGATCGGGAAAGATCAGTCTTCCCCATGTAAGATATTATTCTCCCAATGGTCTTAAGATCATATATGTATGTGGTTTTGATAATAAGGCAAGGTGGAAAAAGGTGTTAGGATCGCAGTCGGGATGTGTGTATATTGATGAGGTCAATACTGCAGATATGGAATTCTTGCGAGAGATTACACATCGATGTAAATACATGATGACAACCAGCAATCCGGATAGTCCGGAGCTGCCGGTATATAAGGAATTCATCAACAGAAGCCGCCCGCTAAAGAGATTCTATAAGGATTATCCGGAAGAACTGCTTGCACAGTTGTCGGAGCCACCTGTCAAAGGTTGGGTACACTGGTATTTCACATTCTATGATAATGCTTCGTTGAGTGAGGAAGATATCCAGAAGAAAATAGATTCGGTTCCGGTAGGGACCAAGATGTATAAAAACAAGATATTAGGATTACGAGGCAGGGCAACAGGTCTTGTCTTTTCAATATTCGATAGAAGAGTGCATTGTATTACTGAGGATGAAGCCAAGAGGTATATCAAATGGGCTGACGATCAAAAAGAGTGGTTCGAGTATTATTCCTCCGGACTCGATACTGCTTACTCTACTTCGTCCCCAGATACAATAGCCATGAGCTTCCTTGGAATCACAAATCTAGGGAAGCTCATTGTGTTAGAAGAGAAAGTGTATAACAATGCGGAGATTGGTGTACCACTGGCACCATCCGATACAGCAGTTAATTATGTTCGGTTTCTGGACCGGTGCAGACAGAAATGGGGACTGGCCAAGAATGTATTTATTGATTCGGCAGACCAGGCAACGATTACAGAGCTTGAAAAATATAAGAGAAAACATGCAGAGTGCTTATATATATTTAATAACGCATGGAAGAAGATGAAAATTGTTGATCGTATTATTCTGCAGCTTGGCTGGATGAATTATAGTGAAGAAGACGGGATTGTCCCGGATTTTTATATAGTCAACACATGTACGGTATATCAGAAAGAGATGAATACCTACAGTTGGAAAGAAGATAAAGATCAGGAGCCGGAAGATGGCAATGATCACATGGTAAACAGTGTGCAGTATGGATGGATACCATACAGAGAAAAGATAGGAGGCAAGAGATAATGGACTATGGAGTATTAATAATTATTTGTTTTACGATTACGATTAATGTAGCAATGATCTGTAATGCAGTTGTAGCAGCGAAAGGACGTAAGTAATGAAGGTGGTAGACAGAATGGCAGATATGATTCGGGAGAATATGCGTAGCTTTTTGAGGATTGAACCGGCAAATGCACAGACAATACAGATTCAGGAGAATTTGGACTTTGATGGAAATGCAGCAAGGAACCGTATCTGGTATCGGGGAGATGCAGACGAATTGTCGCAGATGTATAAGCTATTGCCGGGAGATTGCCAAAGAGACCGGTTTTGGGCGGCAGTTCCAACGTATGGTCTGAACATTCGTAAGATACATACAGGAATACCTAGTATCATCGTAGATCTGTTAGTATCTATCGTGATAGCGGATATGAATGATGTAAAGGTAGATGAAAAGTATCAGGATATTTGGAACGAGATAGCCAAGGATAATAATTTTACGGATATGATGACAGATGTGCTTAGTGATACGCTGGTGGTTGGTGATGGCGCATTTAAGTTTGCGTTAGATCCAAATATTAGTGAATATCCGATCATAGAGTTTGTTTCCGGAGAGAATGTAGAATATGTATATAAGTGCGGTCGTCTGATAGAGATTATATTCAGAACAGCATTAGGTGACAGGCATAATAAGTATGTCTTAAAGGAGTCATATGGGAAAGGATATATTATTACAAAGCTGTATAAGGATGGAAAAGAGGTAGACTTAAAGCGTCTGCCCGATACTAAGATGTTACAGCCAGAGATCCGGTTTGATAATCCCTTTATGATGGCGGTACCATTTAAGATCTTCAAGTCGGCAAAGTACAAAGGACGGGGTAAGTCCATATTCGACAGTAAGTCCGATAACTTTGATGCATTAGATGAAGCATGGTCACAGTGGATGGATGCATTGCGGCATGGACGTTCGAAAGAATATATTCCAGAGAATATGCTTCCGAGAAATCCAGAGACAGGAGAACTGTTAAAGCCGAATGCATTTGATAATGCCTATATTCAGTGCGATAAGGCAATGGGTGAGACAGAATCAAATAAGATTAACCTGATACAGCCGGAGATACCGCATGAAAGTTATCTGGCAACTTATGTTACAGCATTAGATCTGTGTCTGCAGGGGATCATATCCCCTTCGACTATGGGTATTGATACTAAGAAGCTGGATAATGCTGAAGCGCAGCGGGAGAAAGAAAAAGCAACATTGTACACCCGGAATAAGATTGTTAATACAATTCAGGATACGATACCGGAAGTAATCAACACGGCCATTAAGGTGATGGCTGTTCGGGATAAGACCACTATTGAGGATGTCAAAGCAGAGATCCCATTTGGAGAATATGCGAATCCGTCTTTCGAGAGCCAGGTCGAGACAATATCCAAAGGACGGTCTGCCGGTGTTATGAGTCTGGAGGCATCGGTGGAAGAGCTGTATGGAGATTCCAAGGAACAGACATGGAAAGATGAAGAAGTAAAGCGTCTTAAGATAGAGCAGGGAATAGAGGAATTAGATGATCCGTCTGTTGGAGATGATATTTTCCCAATTGGATTTCAAGATTAGCAGGGTATAGGTAGATGGAAGATTACGATATTGCAGAGGCATTCAAGAGAATAGAGGAAGAATTGATGGCAGATATGATTCGTAATCTGGACCATCATAGGGCAATGGAGGAAACAGAAGGTATACAGTGGAGCCAGTGGCAGGTAGAACAGTTAAGAGCGTTGGAGGTATACAAGAAGAGAAATGCCAAGAAGTACGGCACACAATTTGAGGATATCAATAAGCATATTAACGCATTGATCTATTTAGCAAGAGAACAAGGTGGTATGGATCAGGAGATACGCATCTTAGAAGCAGTTAAGAAAGGTTTCACCAATTATCATAAACCAGCTAAGACATCATCCGGAGTGGATGGTGTCTTTTTTCGTATCAATGATCGAAAGATGGATGCGTTAATCGAGGCAACAACCAATGACTTTAAGAAAGCCGAATATGCCATGTTAAGAAGGTCAAATGACCAATACCGTAAGATCATATTCAATGCACAGGTATATGCCAATATAGGCGGGACAACATACGAGAAAGCAATTGATATGGCAACCAAGGATTTTCTGAAAGCGGGTATTCAGTGTATTGAGTATAAGAACGGTGCAAGGCATACATTATCGGAGTATTCGAGAATGTGCATTAAGACAGCCACTACACGGGCATATCTGACCGGAGAAGGAGAGAAACGGAAGGAATGGGGAGTAAGTACCGTTATTATGAATAAACGTGGAAATCCATGCCCTAAATGCGCTCCGTGGTGCGGAAAGGTAATGATTGATGATGTGTGGAGTGGAGGTAAGCCGGATGGCAAGCATCCATTAATCAGCACAGCGATCGAACAGGGGTTATATCATCCAAACTGTAAAGACATGCATACTACATATTTTCCGGGAGTCAGTACGGCAGATGATCCATATACAAGAGAAGAAAAGAAGCAGATTGTAGCTGACTATAACCGGGAACAGAAAGTAAATTATGCTAAGAATCAGGTAGAAAAGTATAATCGACTTAGCCAGTTATCACTGGATCCGGATAATAAGAACATATATGCAGCAAGAGCAGATGAGTGGGAGAAAAAAGTAACTGATAACAGGACATCAGCAAAGGATATTACAGATCAGTGGATAGAAGAAGCCACACCGAATAGCCATGAAGTGATTGATCTGAAAGAGTATGAAGTGAATGGAGTAACACATGTAGTAGATAACAGAAATGTGATACTTGATTACAGCAGTAAGGAGAAAAAGATCGCAGAATTACTAAAGGAGACATTTGGTGGAGAGCTTAAGATGGTTCCAAGGGTGTTGAATCCAGAAAGGGTATCTACACCTGATTATTTGTACAAGGGAGAAGCGTTTGATCTGAAAGAGATTAAGGGAACAAGCAAGAATGTTATCTATAATGCAATCAGCAAAAAGAAAAGGCAGGCCAGTAATTTTATTTTAGATATAACGGCATGTCCGCTGGATAGAAAAGAGATTAACAGGCAGGTGGGTAATATATATAGATCAACACATACGAGATTTGTTGATAAGATCATTCTTGTTGATAATAACAAGGTGATAAGAGTATATCAGAGAGAAATATAAAAGGAACAACGGCCCAACCCAAAAGATGGGGGTCAGGTGTTGCTCCTTTTGTATAAGATATCTTATCTATACAATAACATTATACACATAAAAAGTCAAAAATATTTTAGAAAAGAAAAAGTTTGTCACGATTGTCACGGTAAAATATGATATAGTTAGGCTGAGAAAGGTGTGGACGAAAGTCCATGCCTTTTTTCGTGAAATAATGATTATGAAAAGAGGAAAAGAAAGTGAGAAAGTATGTAGGAACAAAACAGATAGAAGCAAGAGAAATGACCAGAGGGGAGTATAACATTTATCGTGGGTGGAAAATTCCGGATAATGAGAATCCGACAGATGCAGGATATTTGGTAAGATATTCGGATGGATATATAAGCTGGTCACCAAAGAAACAATTTGATGAGGCATATCGAGAATGTAACTATATGACATTTGGTATTGCAGTTGAATTGTTGAAACAAGGGAAAAAGGTTGCCCGTTCTGGGTGGAATGGGAAAGGAATGTACCTGTTTAAGTCACCAAAGTTAGGCTGCCAGATGTATGAACAGTTTACAGGAAAGAGCATCAATGACATTCAAGAGTTTATTGTAATGAAAGCTGCAGATGATACGTTGGTGCCTTGGCTTGCAAGTCAGACAGATGTATTGGCAGAGGATTGGGTATTAGTGGAATAGCTTGTGCGACCTCGCACAGAAAGGAGATACATATGGCAAAGAAGTCAGCAGAAATAGAGGTAGAGGTTGTGAAACCTTATCGGGATTTAGAAAAATCCATGTTGTTTTATGTAGGAGAAAAACACAAGGTTACAGAAGCAAGAGCATCCGAATTAGAACAGAAGGGCTTGGTAAAGAGAATCATTGAGAAACGGGAACCGGAATAAGGTTCTTTTTTTATGCCCGAAGGCTTGAAACTACGCGGAGACACCGGAGCAACAACTGATGACAGGGAGACACCCTCAAAACTGAAAGAGAGACACTCTAACAACTGAAAGAAAGGAGCTATGAAATATGGCAGAAGAAGAAAAAACACAGGGAACACAGGCACCGGAGTCAAAGGGTGCTACAGGACAGGGCACACCAAATCCAGAGGGAACACAGCAGACAGAGCCACAGAATCAGACGAAGCAGAATCCGGAACCGGCAAGCTTTGATTATGACAAGCTGGCATCGATCATTCAGGGAAAGCAGACCGTGACAGAGGATACGGTACTTAAGAATTTTTTTAAGCAGCAGGGATTAAGTCGAGAGGAAGCGAGTCAGGCTATTGCAGCATTTAAGGCAGAACGGGAGAAGAAAACTCCTGATATTGCAGCATTGCAAAGCCAGGCGGCACAGTCACAGCAATTAGCACAGCAGGCTATGGTGGAGAAAGAAGCGACCCTGGAGGCGCTTACATTAGGTATTGATACTAAGACCATTCCATATATTCTGAAACTGGCTGATTTGAGTAATGTAGTAGGAACAGACGGTAAGGTGAATGCAGAGGCGGTTAAGACAGCAATTAATAAGGTCTTAGAAGATGTGCCACAGTTAAAGGCTGGTGCAAGGGAAAGCAACAATGGCTTTCGGATTGGTTCTACTGCAGCAGCAAACACAGGAACACAGCCGGCAGGACAGCAGACACAGGCTGAAGGACTGGCAAAGAAGCGTTGGAATAGATTTAATTAGAGAAAGGTTAAATAAGGTGAAATCATGGCATTAAATTATGCAGAACAGTGGTCTCCGGAGTTATTGGAGATCCTTATGCAGGGGACATTAACATCTCCATTTGTAACAAGTAATGTAAGATGGGTGGGAGCCAGAACATTCCATTTTACACAGATGTCAGTAAGTGGATTTAAGAACCATAAGCGTACAGGTGGATGGAATTCAGGTAAGTATGCACAGACGGATATTCCATACACATTACAGCATGACAGAGACATTGAATTTCTGGTAGATCAGGCAGATGTCGATGAGACAAATGCAACAGCGTCTATTCAGAATATTTCCAGAACTTTTGAACAGACACAGGTAGCACCAGAGACAGATGCATTGTTCTTTAACCGTATTGCTGAAAAGGCACAGTCATTAGACGGTTATCATTCAAGCACACCTCTCTCCGGCAGTGGTGCGTATACAAAGTCAAATGTATTTGGTAAGCTGAAGACCATTCTGGCAGCGGGAAAGTTGCGTAGATATAAGGCACAGGGCGCACTTATCATGTATGTATCTTCTTTCATCATGGATCTGTTGGAACAGTCAACTGATTTTACGCGCAAGATCGAGATGACACAGATCGCAGAGGGAGGAATGGGAATTGAGACCAGAGTAACCGAGATTGACGGGGTACCAATCATGGAGGTTATTGATGATGAGCGTTTCTATGATCGTTTCGATTTTGATTCGGAAGAAGGCGGCTTCAAGCCTGCAGTTGCCACATATAAGAAGACGGCAGATACCACGATTGTAGAAGGAAAGGATTATTATACGGAGTCTGGCGGTGTGTATTCTAAGGAATCCTCAGCATCTGCAGAAAAGTTAGAAACATATTATGAGAAGGTGGATGGCTCTCATAAGATTAATGTGCTTGTGGCATCTCCGCTTACTTGTAAGACAGTGCCTAAGATCAGTTCGATCTATTATTTCGCACCAGGTGCACATACACAGGGTGATGGTTATCTGTACCAGAACAGATCGTTATCTGATACATTCGTATTCCCGAATGGTAAGGATGGAAAGATCGATTCAATCTATGTGGATGTAGATACGGTAGAGTATACCGAAGAATAGGAGGATGCCATGTCATATGCCACGAAAGAGTATTATCAGACTGTGCATTGCGGGGAAATACCGGATGAACAGATAGAGAAAGCTCTAAGGAAGGCAGGCAGACACATTGATACCCTTACCTACAACAGAATCGTAGGTAAGGGATTTTCTAACTTGACGGAATTTCAACAGAATGTGATCAAGGATGTATGTTGTGAGCTTGCTGATTTTGAATACGAAAACGAGGATATGATTAACAGCGTCTTACAAAGTTATGCAATTAACGGTGTGTCTATGACCTTCGGTGAAGGGTGGAATGTAGTGTGTATGAATGGCGTAGCCATTAAGAGAGATACATATGAATTCTTGTCACAGACGGGCTTGTGCAGACAGGTGGTGTCGTAATATGAAATATCCTTGTTTGGTGCTTAAAAGCATGTGTAAAACAGATATAGTAGTTGAATTGGATCAGGAAGGAACCGGTAATTATGGTGTGCCACTGCCGGCTGTAAGGTTTGAGGGCAAGTGTAATTACCAGGATACAGCCAAGACAATATTGACGGATGAAAAGAAGTTGATTCAGTTGACCGGTATTGCTTACTTTCCTGGTGACATTGCTCCGGATCTTCCAACCCTAAGCGGTGGTACCGTGGTTGTGAATGGAGAGAAAAGGCGGATCGAACAGGGAATGAAAGCAAGAAATCCAGATGGAACAGTCAATTACTGCAGATTGGAGCTGGTGTAATGTCAGTTAAAAGTGTGATCAAATTGAACCGTAGTGCTATCCGGCAATTGGATAATGCATCAATCCGGGCATTGGAAAAGACGGCAGAAGCATTACATCAAGAAGTTGTGCAGGCACAGGTAATGCCAAGGGATACAGGTACCTTGCAGAATGAGAAGACATTTGTGGATATGTCGGAAAGTTATACGGGTTATGTGGATATTGTTTCAGAAGGTCCATATGCAAGACGACTGTATTATCATCCGGAATATGACTTTCAGCACAAGGAGAATCCGTATGCCGGTGGCAAGTGGTTTAACAAATGGCTGCCGGGAGGAGAACAAGAAGATTTTGTTCACAAGACGTATAAGCATATGTTAAAACAGGAGGCTGATATATAAGTGCTTAGTATAAAAGATGTGGCAGATATGATAGCGTCATTGCATATTGCGGATGCAGATCATATATGGATTGGTAAGCTTCAGGACAAAGCAGATAAGAGTATTGGCATATATCCATTAAGGAGAAGTGGAATGCCAAGAATACCGATTGGCGGCAGAACAAATACGGATCACGATATAAAGCAGATCAGTATGCTGATTCATTGGAATAAGAATGTGGTGGAAACGGAAGAAGTAGCTGCCACATTTTTTAATGCGATCAGTAATATACGTGGGTTATCTGTAAATGACCAGAATATTATGTTCTGTAGGATGCTGGTACCTGAGGCGGTGCCGGTAGGAACTGATGAAAACAACATATATGAATATGTTATAGAGTTTGAGATTTATTATGAAAGGAAAGGTGAATAAGAATGGCTGATGAAGTAAAAAATGGAGTAAATCCGGTAAATGAGATTACATTTGGAGTATGTACGACCGGTCGCCTGGAAGATACGGCATTAAAGACAGCAACCTATACGGTAGTTAAAGATGCAGAAAGTCTTGCAATTGCCATTGATGGCTCAGTGGAAGAGTGGAATCCAATGGATATGAAAGGATGGAAACGTCGGTTAATGACAGCGAAGTCTCTTTCGATTTCAATGGGTGGTAAGCGGAATTATGGAGATCCTGGTAATGATTATGTGGCAGGCCTTGCCTATAAGATGGGACAGGATTGTAATTCGGCAATGAAGATCACATTCCCAAATGGAGATGCACTGATCATTCCGTGCGTAATCAATGTAACTTCGTTGGCAGGTGATTCTACAGCGATTGATGCGTTAGAGTGGGAAGCATTATCCGATGGAAAACCAACCTATGTTGAATATGTGGCAGCGTAAGCGTATGAGAGAGCCTAGCAATAGGCTCTCATTTTTTATATAAGGAGAATAGTTATGGCAAAAATAATTGATATTTCAAGCAAGATTACAAATGAATTACCGGTAGTGAAGATCACAGATGAGATTATGGTCACTGTTAATAACAGGCGCAGCACTATTTTGAATGTACAGGCAATGAGTAAGGAATTGGAACGTAAGACGGCGGATGATGGATATGACGAGATAGCATTCATGAATAAGGTGTTGGAGATGGTTGTGGGAGAGAAGAAGGTACAGGAGATTAATGACTTAGATCTGCCGTTCCCAGAGTATAAGGAAGTATATGAGACAATCTTCAATGCTGCTACAGGAGATTACGGGGATACACCCACAGACGGGAAGTAGTGAAAGCTATTTTGACATTATAGATGACTGGGAGTTAATTGAAGCGTCATTTCTGAAACAATATGGAATTCGTATTCGGTTGGAAGATGATATGAGCTGGTTGGAATTCTGTTCGCTGTTATCCGGGATCATGCATGATACACCATTAGGGAGAATCGTATCTATACGGGCAGAAAAAGATCCTAAGGTGATTAAGGAATTTTCGAAAGAAGAACGCAGGATTAGAAATGAATGGATTTTACAGAGAAACAGGGAGTTAAGGCGGAATCCAAAGGCTTATGCAGATTATTGGAATAACTTTCAGGAATGGGCTAAGAACACGTTCAAATAAGCAGGAAAGGAGATACATATGGCAGAAGGAACAGAAGTCGGTCGGATTAATCTGGGACTGGATATAGATAAAGGCTTGTTCAATAAACAATTGACCGGATTGGCAGCGGGAGCGAATCGAACCGTTGTAAATGCATTTAAACCAATCGGTAAGGCGATAGCTGGTGCACTTGCAGTAGGATCGATTGTGGCTTTTACAAAATCATGTATTGGTCTTGGATCAGATCTTGCAGAAGTGCAGAATGTTGTAGACGTTACATTTTCTTCGTTGAATGGAAAAGTAAACGAGTTTGCACAGACAGCGATTGAGAAGTTTGGCTTGTCGGAAACTGTGGCCAAAAAGATGATGGGTACATATGGTGCCATGACGAAGTCTTTTGGATTCACAGAGAAACAGGCATATGACATGTCCGAGGCAATCACAGGATTAACGGCAGATGTCGCATCATTCTATAACCTGTCTACGGATGAAGCGTATACCAAGATGAAGTCTATATGGACCGGTGAGACAGAATCCTTAAAAGAGTTAGGTGTCGTAATGACACAGACAGCGCTTGATCAGTATGCCATGAACAATGGATTTGGTAAGACAACACAATCCATGACGGAGCAGGAAAAAGTAATGCTCCGGTATCAGTTTGTACAATCGCAACTCTCGGCGGCCTCCGGGGACTTTGCAAGGACTTCTTCCGGATGGGCGAACCAGATCAGAGTACTTACATTGCGATTCCAACAACTTAAGGCAACATTAGGTCAGGGCTTTATTAATCTATTTACACCAATCGTTAAGATGTTGAATGCTTTCATAGCAAAGCTTCAGGGTGTAGCCAATGCATTTTTACGTTTAACAGAGATTATCACCGGCAAGGAGTCTGGCAGTCTTGGAAATATGGCTGCAGACACAGCAGATGTCGCAACAGCGGCAGGGAATGCCAGTGATAATATTACCGGTATGGGTGACAGCGCGGCGAGTGCTGCAAAGAAAGCAGCCAGAGCGTTAGCAGGGTTCGATCAGATTAATAAGTTGAGTGAAGATACATCTTCTAAGAGTGGATCAAGTGGAGGTGGAAGTACATCTGGCATAGCAGCGGGAAACGGAGCAATCACAAAAGAATTAGATGCAGCCACACAGTCTGCAAGTAAATTAGAGAAACAGTTGACAGATATGGTTGACCGGGTAAAGAAAGCCTGGGAAACAGGTGATTTTAGCAGTATCGGAACATTAATTGGTACAAAGATCAATGATGCTTTAGAGGAAATTGATTGGAATAAGATTCAATCTGGAGCGTCTAAAATTGGAACTTCGTTAGCAACATTCCTAAATGGTGTATTTGAAACACCGAATCTGTTCGGCAATGTAGGAAAGACTGCAGCAGAAGCAGTGAATACGGCGATTAATGCATCGCTAGGGTTTGCAGAGAATTTCAATTTTGAGTCAGTTGGTATTGCAATCGGGGAAGCTATTAATGGATTCTTCCGTAATCTGGATGTGGTAGGTCTTGCGGAATCAATTAATTACTGGGTAAACGGTATCAAAGACACCATAGTTAAAGCTTTGGAAACCGTATCATGGAGTACGATTCTTGGTAAGAGTCTGGAGTTTTTGACGAATCTGGATCTGGGTACAGTCGCAATCTCGATTGGAGCATTTAAGTGGTTCTTCGGTGGAAAGGAGCTGGTTGCAGGTGCCCTTAAGACGTTGTTAGACAACAAAATAAGTACAGGCATAGGGAAAGAAAAGGTTTCAATATCTACAGGGATTAGCTTGTCGATAACAACGGCTATAGCAGGCTTTAAGATTGGTAATTGGTTGTATGATAATTGTTCTGGTATTCAGAATGTTTCCGATGCGATTGTAGCATGGATCATGAAAGATGGTGAGGAAATTGCAGTTGCCAAAACATTGTCTGTTTCGTTGGCAGGACTTTCATTTTCTTTAGGAGCGGCGGGTATAGTCGGAACAATAGGAAAGGTTATAGGAAAGGCTGTCAGTGGCAAGACGATTAATGTTGCAACTGAGAGTGCAGTAGAACTTATGTGGGAAGCACAGAATTTCTATACACCGACCTTTGGAGATACATTAAAAGAGGTAATCGGGAAAATAACCGATTTAGGATCGAAGGTATCAGGAGGTATAAGTACTGCACTTGGAAGAGCCGGTAACTTTGTATGGACGGGTCTTACATCTATGGCACAAAGTTTTGTCAATGCATTGGGAACGGCAATTAGCGGATTAACCACTCTGGCAGGTACCGTTGCAAATGCAATTGGAACAGCGTTAAGCAGCGCGGCATCATTTTTAACCAGTAGTGTAAGTTCTGTCTTTTCGGCTGGAGCAGCATCTATTGCAGCGGGATTGTTAGCCTGCATAGGAGCAGCAATAGCAGGATGGAATATCGGTCAGCTTATTTACGATAAGTTTTCGGAACAGATTGACAGTATTGTTACAAAGGTGGGAGATTTCTTCACCCAGACGATACCACAGGCGCTAGATAATGCTGGAAAAGCAGCAATTGAACTGAAAGCACAGGTAAAAGGTGAAATCGATAAGAAGGCACAGGAGATTAAAGATTGGTTCGCTGATAAGAAGAACGATGTAAAAGATTTGGCGGCCAATCTAAAGGGAGAAGCTAAGAAAAAGGTAAGCGAATTAAAGAAAGCCTGGACTAATTTTAAACCAAAGGCGAAAAGTTTGTCAGCAAAAGTGAAAGGCGGAGCTGGTAAAGCCTTAGATAAAATTAAGCGTACATGGGATTCCATTACTACAAAATCAAAGGAATTATCCATTACTTTTAAAGATGCATTTACATCTAAAATAAAGAGTGCCTGGAATGGGTTGGCAAATTCAATTAATAAAGGTATTGATAAGATTAATAAGATACCAGGGGTTAATATTCACCATATTACAACATTTGCGACAGGTGGTTTCCCAGAAGAAGGACCATTTATGATGAATCGTGGTGAAATTGCAGGTAAATTCAGTAATGGAAAGAGTGTAGTTGCCAATAACAAACAGATTACAACGGGTATTTCGAATGCAGTAGGTCCGGCAGTATTTCAGGCTACGAAGGCAGCTATGCAGGTATCGCTTCCAAGTGTGCAGACACCTAGTCTGGCGAACGTTACATCGCCTTCTGACAAAACATTGGATAAGATGCTTACCTATGTCATGAAAATGGCTTCTGAGGGCAATAGAGACGTTGTAGCAATGCTTAAGGAGTTATTGTTATATCTGAAAACCATGCCAAAAGATACATACCTGGATGGTGAGAAAATAACAAAGCGGGTAGTAGAGATTATTAACATAATGACGGATGCTAATCAGGAGTGTCCGATCAAAGTATAGGAGGTCATATGAAGCTTGAAGCAAGTGGAGTAGCATTACCGGCACCCGTCAGTATCAAGGTAGATGATGAAATTATATGGTCTTCTTCGACGGGACGTGCTGCAGATGGAACCATGATTGGTGATGTTGTTGCAGAAAAGAAGAGTATTAGTATTGAGTGGCAGTTTTTAACTGCTGCTCAGACTAAGAAGATCACATCCAATGTGAAAGCTGGGTTCTTCGACTTGAAATTAGAAGATGGAGGAGAAGTGATTACGATTAAGTGTTATCGTGGCACGACTTCAAAGGATGAAATTGGATGGCTGGATGACGGAGTCTTTTATTACAGATCTGTCACTAGCAGCATGATCCAGAAATGAGAGGTGCTTAAATGTATAAGAATACATCGACGGAGTTTAACAATATTATTGCGGAAGCTGGAAGAACATTTAAGGCCCGATTGATTCATGGAGTGGATATCATTAGTGATATTCGCTCTATTACGCTTACGCAGGCAGTGAACAGTACGGATGATATTAGTATTGGAGGTGGTATAGCAGCATACATAGAGGCTTCAATAGCGAATACAGATATTCAGTTAGAGAATGTTGAGTATGAAATGCAGATTGGCCTTAGACTAAGTAGTGGGGAGTATGAATATGTTCCTATGGGATTCTATACACCGCAAAAGCCTTCAATCGGAGCAGAAGTAACAAAGTTTACGGCATATGGAAGATTGTATAGTAAATTGTCTGGTACGTATGAATCATCGTTAGATACATATCCAATCGATGGAAAACGCATATTGGAAGAGATACAGCAATTGTCGGGTGTGCCGATTGACATATCAGATCTTCCGGATGGTGTAATGGTGAATCAAAGGGTGATCATGGAAGACAATGGTGTGGATGAGGATGGCAATGATATCAGGTTAATAACATATGAGAAACCATTTACCGGATATTCATATCGTGAAGCATTATGCTATCTTGCACAGATGTACGGAAGATGCGCAGTGGAAGATCGTGCAGGAAATATTAAGTTTAAATGGTATACGAAGTCAGATCAAAGTTTTACCAGGAGTCAGTATAAAAAGGAGATTGAACAGGCAGAAGCAGAATTTGTACTAGGTACGATTCAATGTACAACCAATGAAGAAACTTTGATATCTGGCGGAGGTTCTACAGGAATAGCCATTAGTAATCCTTTAATGCTGCAGGAAACTTTAGATAAGGTATATCAGTGGATTAGTGGCTTTAAGTGTCGGGGAATGACAGCAGAAGTGTTAGGAAATATCTGTATGGATGTGATGGATATTATATCGATACAGATTGGTGATACCTATGTGGATGCACCGGTAATGAAGTTAGTGACAACATTTGACGGTGGTATATCACAGAATATAAGCGTATTTGGAAATGCAAATGCACTTACAGAGTCAAAAGGACCTACGGCACAGCGAATAGATCGTGTGTATAAAGATTTATTGTTGATTCGAGAGGTCATAGCACAAAAGATATCTGCAGATAATTTATTTGCCAAAGTTGCACAAGTCGGCTTCTTAACTGCAGAAGAGTTTAATGTGGCATCTGAGAAGATAGAGGAATCTCTTACACAGATCAAGAAACAATTGAACAATGAGTTGGAATCTTACATTGGTGATCCTAGACCGACTGCTACCAACTATCCGGCTAATGAATGGACGGAAGAGCAAAAAGTACAAAACGTCGGCACCAAGTATTACTGCTCTGACGGTACATCATGGCAGTGGATGTATGATGAACTATCACATAGTGATTGTGCGATATCGCACAGTGGCAATACGCTGACACATTATTATTGGATGCAGTTATCAGATTCAGCGGTAGGAGAAGCCCTAGCCAATGCCAATGACGCATTGAAGCAGATCGGGGATCTGTCAACCAAGCTGATCCGAGACTATTACACAAAGACTGAGACAGATGCTAGTTTCAAGGCAACCAATGAAGGGATTGAATCCTTGGCAAAGCGGACGGAGACGGCAGAAGCTAATATTGAATCAATAGATGGCAGATTTGCCAATTATGTTGATACCGAGACTTATGAATCCGGTTTGACACAGACCGCAGAAGGATTCAAACAATATGCCGAGAAGAATTACACGACCAAAACCGAATTCGGCAATATGAAGATTGGCGGTGAAAATCTCATTTTGAATAGCCTGAACTTCATGGGACTATCGCATTTTATCTACAGTTACAAGTTGGCGCATAACAACGTCCAACTCACACATAAATCAATTAATTTAGTACATTAGGAGGTCAATTATGGCACAGGAAATAACAACGTATGATGAGGTAAGTACAATCGACAAGGATACCAAGTTGCTACTCACTAAGGATGGCGGTCTGGGGCAGAAGAGCATTGAGGAAGTAGGCAATGTGATCAACGGAACCGCTAATATTTCCGGGATTGGGGATGGCACGGTGAAGGGGGCAATCAGAGGATTAAATGATGAGATATTTATGCAAATGTCAGATAGCTTTATTGGTAAAAATATGTTGGATGTAGATACCCTATTTAAGACCTTATCAGACAATGCAGATAACACTACTCATTCATTCTTAGATGGTGTTTTGAAAATTAGCAGAACAAACAATTATAATAGCGGCGTATATGTCTATAATGAAAGTTTGAATATATTCAAAGGAAAAGCACTTACTCTATCATTTGATGCAAAAAGTTCCGCAGATGGGATGAAATTGCGTTTCTTCATATGCAATGGAACAGCGGTCTATTCAGATAAGATATCTACAAATGATTATACAAGACATACTATTAACATTAATGCAGGTTCCGGAGAAAATAATAATTTTATCATATATGGTAATGATGTAGCAGGTGATGTTTATCTTAAAAACATAATGATTACACTATCTTCGATCAAAGATAACACATATACAAAATTCATTCCTAGCAATGCAGTTTTATATGATAATTATTTATCTATCTTAAAACGTATTGAAATATTAGAATCCAAATAAAATTCACCTTATTAATCAAAGCCAATAATCTAGCACATATGTAACATTATTATCCAATGCAGATGATGATTGAATATATCCTGCGTTGTTTATTTGTACTGATTTATCAGTAATGTTTCCTGCTAAATCCTTTAAATATACCGATAATGATTCTGATAATATAGACTGCAAAAAGTTCATATTATTATAGATTTGAGTCCATTTGGGAATATCATTTAATGTTTTGAATTTCGCAAATATATGAGTGCATCCATATATTGTTACAGCTCCGTGATTAATATTTGCAACACCACCAGCACCAATAAAATTCATGTTATTATTTTTTATGTTAGCAATCTCATCATATAATCTTCACTTTCAATCCAGATGATATAATGCATCCGGAGGTGATCTTAT